AAGGAGACATTATAGTTGTGCATCAAAATGTTTTTAGAAGATTTTACAATATGCAAGGTAAACAAAGCAACAGTAGATCTTATTTTAAAGACAACATGTATTTTGTAGGTATGGATCAAGTTTATCTATATAAAAATAATGACACGTGGAAGTCTTTTGGTGATCGTTGCTTTATAAAACCAATTAAAAACAGTTCTTCTCTAGAGAACAGAAAAGAAACTCCCTATATTGGAATAGTTAAAATTGGTAATAATAAGTTAGAAGTATCTAAAATCAACCCAGGAGACAAGATAGGGTTTAAACCAGGTGCTGAATGGGAGTTTGTCGTTGACGATGAACGTCTTTATTGTATGAAATCAAATGATATAGTTATAAAATATGAGCACAAAGGAAACGAAGAAGAATATAATCCAAGCTGGACAGTTAGCAGTTAAAGAATTAATTAAAGTTGCTAAAGAACCTATTATAGATTTTGGACCAGACATTTCCGCGGATAGATTAAAGAACGCAGCTGCTACTAAAAAACTATGTATATTTGATGCTTTTGAAATATTAAATAGAATAGAAGAAGAAAAAAACTTATTAGAAGATAAGCCAAAAGTAGAAGAAAAAAAAGAAACTACATTTCGTGGTTTTGCTGAAGGAAGGTCTAAATAATGTATACGCAAACTTTATATAATATATTAACAGACCATGTTAAACCAAAAATTCTTAAGCGAAATAACAAATATAAGAAATGGGAATATGGTTATAATGAAGAGTATGACTTTGTAGTTATAAGCAAAGATGGAACTGTAGGAGATATATACGAAATACAAGGTTTAAAAATTGGAGTTCCTAGTAAACCTAAAGATATACATACTTTTGAAAATAATAAATGGACAAGAACACCATTACCTAAAGTTCTTAAAAAAATTAAAAGTGTTTTTGAATGGGATAAATATCCTGAAGACTTTAAAGAAAGATGGTATGATTTTATTGATATAGAATTTACCAGACGTGAAGAAGGTTTTTGGTTTAAAAACGATGATAGAGATATTTATTTAACAGGAACACATTACATGTACTTACAATGGAGTAAGATTGATGTTGGACCACCAGACTTTAGAGAAGCGAATAGATTATTCTTTTTATTCTGGGAAGCATGTAAAGCAGATAATAGATGCTATGGTATGTGTTATCTAAAAAACCGTAGATCTGGTTTTTCATTTATGGCTTCAGGAGAAGTTGTTAATTTAGCTACAATATCAAGTGATTCAAGATACGGGATATTATCTAAAACAGGACCAGATGCTAAAACCATGTTTACAGACAAGGTTGTTCCAATATCAGTTAATTATCCTTTCTTTTTTAAACCGATTCAAGACGGTATGGATCGACCTAAAACAGAGTTAGCATATAGAGTTCCAGCTTCAAAATTTACAAGAAGAAAAATAGTAAGTGGAGAAGTAGAAGCAGAACTACAAGGTCTAGATACTACTATTGATTGGAAAAATACTGGTGATAATAGTTATGATGGTGAAAAATTAAAACTATTAGTACACGATGAATCAGGTAAGTGGGAAAGACCTAATAATATATTAAACAACTGGAGAGTTACAAAGACATGTTTAAGGTTAGGTTCTAGAATTATTGGTAAATGCATGATGGGTTCAACATCTAACGCTTTAGATAAAGGTGGTGGTAATTTTAAAAAATTATATGAAAACTCAGATGTTAATAAAAGAAATGCCAATGGACAAACACGTAGCGGACTCTATAGTCTGTTCATTCCTATGGAATGGAATTACGAAGGATACATTGATTCTTATGGCATACCTGTATTCGAAACACCCGAAAAACCTAAAGAAGATCCTCATGGACAAAAAATTAGATTAGGAGTATTAGATTACTGGAAAAATGAAGTAGATGGTTTAAGTGAAGATCAAGATGCTTTAAATGAATTTTATAGACAATTTCCACGTACAACTAAACATGCTTTTAGAGATGAATCTAAGAACTCTTTATTTAACCTTACTAAGATATATCAACAAATAGACTGGAATGCAGATATAAAGCATAGCAGTGTTGTAACACAAGGTTCATTTAAATGGGTTGGAGGTATAAAAGATACTCAAGTAATGTTTGTACCAAACAAAAGTGGTAGATTTTTTGTTTCATGGGTTCCACCAGTTCATTTACAAAATAATGTAATTAAAAAATTAGGTAAAAAATATCCAGGTAATGAAAGCTTAGGAGCATTTGGTTGTGATAGTTATGATATATCAGGAACAGTAGATGGTAGAGGTTCTAATGGATCTTTACATGGTTTAACTAAATTTAGTATGGAAGATGTTCCTCCTAATCATTTCTTTTTAGAATATATTGCTAGACCACAAACTGCTGAAATATTTTTTGAAGATGTTCTTATGGCTTGTATATTTTACGGAATGCCAATATTAGCAGAAAATAACAAACCTAGATTATTATATCATTTTAAAAGAAGAGGTTATAGGTCTTACGCAATGAATAGACCTGATAAGATTTACAATAAACTATCAGTAACAGAAAGAGAAATAGGTGGAATACCTAACTCAAGCGAAGACATAAAGCAAGCTCACGCTGCGGCTATAGAAACTTATATTGAAGAAAGAGTTGGATTATTAGAAGATCTTACTTATGGAGACATGTATTTTCAAAGAACATTAGAAGACTGGGCAAAATTTAATATAAACAATAGAACAACTCATGATGCTTCTATTAGCTCAGGTCTAGCTATTATGGCTTGTAACAAACATAAATATAGACCAGTTCCTAAGTTGATTAAACAAAAGTATGATTTAGGTATAAAAAAATATGACAATAGTGGTTCATTATCAAAAATTATAGATTAAATGAAGATAAATTATAATACTAATAGTACATTTCCTAGCCAAGTTGTTAGTGACGCTGAAAAAGCTACTTGGGAATATGGTACGCAGGTTGCACAAGCTATAGAGCAGGAATGGTTTAATCAAGGTAGAACTAATGGTAATAGATACTTAACTACTTGGAACAACTATAATAGATTAAGATTATACGCAAGAGGTGAACAACCTGTAGATAAATATAAAGATGAATTGTCTATTAATGGTGATTTGTCTTATCTTAATTTAGACTGGAAACCAGTTCCTATTATATCTAAATTCGTAGATATATTAGTTAATGGTATTTCTAATAAAAATTATGAAATAAATGCATTTGCTCAAGATCCTGAGTCTTTAGAAAAAAGAACTAATTATGCAGAGATGTTGGCTCAAGATATTTTTGCTAGAGAAACAATGGAACAAATAGTTCAGAAACTTGATTCTTCTTTGTTTAACACTTCGATTCCAGAAAGTAAATTACCTGCAGATGAAACTGAGTTGGAATTACACATGCAACTTAATTACAAGCAGGCTATAGAAATAGCAGAAGAAGAAGTTATTAATCAAGTATTAGATGCTAATAAATGGGAACTAACTAAACGAAGAGTTAATTATGATTTAGTTACGTGTGGAATTGGTGCTTGTAAAACTAATTTTAATCTTTCTAATGGTATAACGGTTGATTATGTTGATCCAGCTTACTTGATATATTCTTATACAGAAGATCCAAATTTTGAAGACATATACTATGTAGGTGAATTAAAACCAGTTACTTTACCTGAAATAGCAAAACAATTTCCAAGATTAGACGATGCTACATTAGAAAAAATACAACAGCAACAAGGTAATAGAACTTATATGTATGGATATGGTAATGGTCCATGGGATCAAAACACTATTCCATTATTATATTTTGAATACAAAACATACAGTGAACAAGTATTTAAAATAAAAGAAACAGAATATGGATTAGAAAAAGCATTAGAAAAACCTGATACTTTTAATCCACCAGAAAATGATAATTTTGATAGAGTAGGTAGAACTATAGAAACTCTTTACAGAGGAGTTAAAGTTTTAGGTACTGATATAATGTTAAGATGGGAAATGTGTCCTAACATGACTAGACCAAAAGCTGATACTACAAAAGTAGAAATGAATTATGCTATTTGTGCGCCACGTATGTATAAAGGTAGAATAGAATCTACAGTAGGTAGAATTACTGGTTTTGCTGATATGATACAAATAACTCATCTTAAACTGCAACAGGTAATAGCTAGAATGGTACCAGATGGTGTTTTCTTAGATATGGACGGTTTAGCAGAGGTTGATTTAGGTAACGGTACTAATTATAATCCAGCTGAAGCATTAAACATGTACTTCCAAACAGGTTCTGTTGTTGGTAGATCTTTAACACAAGATGGTGATATAAATAGAGGTAAAATACCTGTACAAGAATTATCAACAGGTTCAGGACAAGCGAAAATACAAAGCTTAATATCTACATATAATTATTATTTACAAATGATAAGGGATGTGACAGGTTTAAGTGAAGCTAGAGATGGTTCTGTACCAGATAGAGATACATTAGTAGGTTTACAAAAAATGGCTGCTAATGCTTCTAATATTGCTACTAAGCATATTAACAATAGTAGTTTATTCTTAACTTTAAGAATGTGTGAAAACATATCTAAAAAAGTTAGTGATATGTTAGATTATCCTTTAACAGCAAATGCTCTTAAAAATAGTATAACTACTTTTAACAGTATGACTTTGCAAGAAGTTGAAAACTTAAATCTACATGATTTTGGTATTTTCTTAGATCTTGAACCAGATGATGAAGAAAAACAACAGTTAGAGCAAAATATTCAGGTTGCATTAGGAAGTGGTGGTATTGATTTAGAAGATGCTATAGAGATACGTCAAATACGTAGTTTAAAATTAGCTAATCAAATGCTAAAAGTAAAACGTAAAAAGAAACAAGCGTACGAAAGACAAATGCAAGCAGATATGGCTCAACAACAGTCTGCAGCTAATACTCAAGCTACGCAAGCAGCTGCTGAATCTGAAGTACAAAAACAAGAAGTTTTAACTAATCAGAAAATAAACTTTGAACAAGCTAAATCTCAGATGGAAATAGAACGTATGAGAACTGAATCAGAGATAAAGCGTGCGTTAATGGCTGAAGAATTTAATTATCAAATTCAGTTAGAGCAAATGAAAACGCAAAGAGAAAGCATGCGTGAAAAAGAAATAGAAGATAGAAAAGATAAAAGAACAAGAATAGCAGGATCACAGCAAAGCGCTATGATAGATCAAAGAAATAATAATTTGATGCCTACTAATTTTGAAAAACAAAGTGAGCAAGGTTCAATGCCTACAGCTTAATTATTAATTATTTAATTATATTATATTATGGGAGACCAAAAAAAGACCGAAGAGGTCAAACAAGAGGGTGACTTTAAAATTAAGTCAAAACCTAAGCGTAAAGCTAAAGATCTAGGACATGTAACAAATGCTCCAGCAAAAATTGATTTAACAGCTCCAGAAGCTACAGGAGAAATAGTTCCTGACGTAGTAAAACTGGATTTAACTAAAAAACCAGAAGAAAATGCCGTTCAAGAGCGAAAAACAGAGGAGGTTTCTGTGGAAGAATTACCCGGAGATAGCAAAAAGATGGACGAAGAAGTACGGGTCAGCAATACAGATGATAAAAAAGAACCTGAACTCCAAGTAATTGAAGAAATTACTGAAGATGTTAAAGAAGTAAAAGAAACAAAACAAAAACCTCAATTAATTAAAACACCTGAGTTACCAGAAAATGTAGAAAAACTAGTTGCATTTATGAACGAAACAGGTGGAACAGTAGAGGATTATGTAGAACTTAATAAAGATTATTCTAAATTAGACAATGATCAATTATTAAAAGAATACTTAAGAAAGAACAAACCTCATTTAGATAATGATGACATCGAACTTATAATGGAAGATTATAAAATAGATGAAGATTTAGACGAGGAAAAAGAAATACGAAAAAAGAAGTTAGCATACAAAGAGGCTGTTGCTAATGCGAAAA